TTCATCCTGTGAATAGATTGACATCATTTTATCCTCAAGTAGTCGTAGTAGTTTGGGAAATTTTTCGACTATGTAAATATATAGATCGCATACATTCTTGGAGCCCGAAATCTGGGACAGATGATATATTTCATCGGTGTCGGTGGGTTTGGCCACCATATCCACCGATATATTTTTAAGGATGTCCAGCTGGCCGTAATCGAAGGCGGGTATGATCTCTGGGAATTCTGAAAAATATTTTTTATGATTTTTGAGATATTGGTAAATATTTTCTGAGAATGTATAGCGTGTTTTGATCTGCATGTCCTCAAGGTTTTCATCCTGATCATGATGGAGTACATAGTTAGGATGGATGATAACCTTGCGGCTTCCCAGTAAATAGGCTAGACATGAGAGCCATTTGATCCAGGAATCACGGTCCAGGTTAACCACACGGCTCGGATCGTTGACGCTATATTTGAAATAATAGTTGACATGGATCTCCAAATCGATCTCTAGAAGGATATTAATATTACCATATTTTGGGTTGGCCGAGGTGATCATCAGACCGTTGGGTGTTGTAAAGTAGAAGAAAGATTGGTAGACGGTCGAGGAATCATAGGATTCTACGTTAAAGATATATTGTGTTCCTTCGATGGTGGACCGAAACTGATGGTTGACGTTTACAAATTTATCGTTGAAATAGTGTAAACGTTCGATCATGGGTATCAGGGCAACATCCTGGTTTTTGACCAGGCCAGGTACATCAATGTTGACTATTTCAGGTTCCTGGGCATCTGGTATTTCTAGGACGATCTTCTGATCATTCTGACAATAATCGTTGCCCAGACAGACCAGCTCATACTTTTTGACGACACGTTTGTTCAAAATATGATGATATTTTTGGGCATCCTTAATATCGATGACACTTTTGATCCGGTAGCGTGTTGTTGGGGGCAGGATAATTTCCTCCTCCTTAGGAAAGTTGGAGTATGATTCGATACAAAGACCTATGCCCGCAACATTTTCGGGCAGCTCGATCTTCATGAGTATATACCCAAACGCATAGTTTTCCTGATAGTAAAAAGGATTGCGCGTAGTGCTTACGAAAGCGGGCTCCTGGTAAAGATCTCCCGGACGAAGGTGACCTAGGAAGGAATCCTCATGGATAAAGCGATAGACAGTATATTTTTTGGTAAATGGTGGAGCCCTCCGGATCAATGAGATCATGATGCGTATCTGGTTCTCCAGATCGGAATTCCTAATGGCCTTTTCAGATCGTCTTTTTTGGAGAAGACAGCAAAAATATTTGCGTAGATAGAGGTTCATATAATAGGATCCATAGAGTGAATAGTGTTTGACCAGTCCGATGGCACGGGAGCGATAAATGTAAAGTTGATGTTCCATGAGGATATCGGCGGGTATATCATAGGTGGCAATCTGTTTGCATAATATATTGATCTCTTCTGTACTCAAGTTGCTCCGATCGATCAGATTCCAATCGTAGGCCAGATAATAGAGTTCGTCAATATTATAGTAGGGTTGTATGTGGTCCATACCGGTTCCTGGCCGGAAACTAGGCCTACGGCATGATGTAATATATTCGTTAACGACAAAACTTTCATAGAATATTTTAAAATAGGTTTGCTGGAGTATGTCCAGGTCATAGTAGGAAAGTATGCGTAAATTTTCACGGTCCGATTCGAAAGGTTTTTCCAGGTTGAGCAAAGATTCGTAGAACGTCCGGTCTACAAAACGATAGTTATCATAAATGATACGTGGATAAACATTATTCTTGTAGACCAGGAAGATATGATTGTAGCTAATATCATAGAGGGGTACCCTTTCCTCATAATGGCTGATGGTAGCGCGTAATTTTTCCTGGTAGTCGGCAGGTAATTTTAGTTTTTTTGCCTGTTCGGGCGTGATCATCTGTGCGCGTCCAGCAAAAATTAGTGAGATTAATTCTCCCAAAAATTGTGTTTTACGTATGATCTCAGGTTCATTAGGGTCTACATAATAGTATAGGTCCATCTATATTTAACACCAACACTCTTTTTGTGTTTTTTCTACTTTGGGTTCTTCCGTAATAGATACATCATGTGATTTTGTAGGTTGCAAATCCTTATGGAGGTCAATTTGCCGGGCTAATAGGAGAAAGCATTGGAGGACACCTTCTCCCTGTGTACTGTTGGTAAAAATATAGCTAGCACCATATTTTTGTGCCATCTGGACCACTTCGTTCTGTTCCACCTTCCATTCGGATGGTGGATAGTCCGTTTTGTTGCCCACGATGACTATAATATGTGGTCCTTCATGAATTTTAGTATAGTCTTGGATCCAATAATGGATAGACTCGAAGCTCCGTCTGTTGGTGACATCAAAGACGCAAAGGCATCCTTGGGTATATTTATAGTAGAAACGTGTAATGGCACGGAACCTTTCCTGTCCGGCCGTATCCCAAATTTGGAAGATGAGTTCATGCAGCCCGTCTGCGGCGGTCAGACGACGTTGATGGAAAAGGGCGCCGATGGTCGGCTCCCAGTGTATGTCAGGTCTACCCTTTAGAAAGTAGCTGACCAAACTAGTTTTGCCCACCCCTGAATCTCCGATCACGGCAATTTGATAGGTTGATTCCATTAATATTAGACTATATTTTTCCAATCGATCTGGAGGAGGGAATAGCTGAATACAGACTCTACTTTGAGCGGATAAATTTGATTTAGTACTGATAGGAAATAAATATCGGGTGTTATTAGTCCATAGATATATCCAGGATCATACTTATAAGGGAATGTTTCTAGAAATGTGTCCAGATGGCACATTAACAGGGTGCGTAATAGAATATATTCCCAGATGGGTATGGTGGCCCGTGTTGGATTTTTTCGGTCCTGGAAAAAATCTTCTGGGCGGTCATAATCTAGATGGTGGAGCAGTTGGGAACATAGATAGAATGAATATAATAGTTCTAGGGTAAACATTTTTTCGAGCGACAATGGTAGATAGTTGGAAAGATAGCAGCATTTCCAGACAATGGCCATCATTTCCGCATACGCTTCGGACGGATTGAGCGTGGGCGGATCAATATCCCATTGGCAGGATAGTTTGTACCCTAAACTTTTGTCCAGGCCGGTTAGATGGACCAGTTCGTGTAGGAGCAGCCGGATGATATCCTCACGGCGTGTGATATAGACTTCCTGTCCCCAGGTTGATCCGGAAGGTTCCATCTGTAGGATTCGGGGTGCACCCTCCGGATGTATAATAGATGGTATTATGCGGGGTAAATCGGTTAAATATATCCAGAATGTTGATTTTTGGACCGGAATTATTTGTAGGAAGAGTTGGAGGGCTTCGAGGACAAAATAAATGGGGACGCGTGCCTCCTGCCATCCAGAATGGAGACAGTTTACTATGATATTCTGAAAATACCAGGAGTTCCGTTGAGGGTTGGCCAACCTTTGGTGGAACGGTCTAAACTTTTGGAGGAATATGGATAGATCAGGTGGTCCTACCGGTCGAAAATCAATGGTAAATGTTGTGTCCAACCGCATCCAATTTTTTACCCATTGTATTTGTGCGGCCCTTTGGATACGTTTTTGGAGGATATCGGGCAGCCTGATGGGTTCCAAAAAGTATATTTTTTTATGTGTTCTACTATCCATTATATTTGGGGCATAAAAAATGGATCGTTAATTTTGTGTACCAATTTAAGCTCCCGGACATGCCATTCTTCGTAGCGTTTTCCGGGAAGATAGCGGCGGATGATGAAGGGAGTCATATGGTTTATCAATTCTAGATAGGCCTGTTGTGGGGCCGTCAGATGTTCTACGCCATCCACTAATGGTTTGGCCCCATAGTTGAACTGTTGGGCACGTGTACCGATAATGCGTACCATTTCATAATAGGTCATAACAGGTTCGGAGATCCGCTCGTCATCGGGTACACGTGTATATTCCATCCTACCATAATAGCCACCATCCTCCTCGCCCAGGATAAAAAGATCATTTTCCAGCCCACGATAGGCACAAATATGTGTTTCTGGCCGGACGGTCTCTCCCACTTCTTTGCCCTGTTCCTGGGATGCTGGCTGGCTTTCCGGGGGTTCTCCCGTCTGGGCTATTTCTTCGGATGTATCCTCGCTCTCATCAAATTCAGTAACAGGATCATACTCACCATCCTCATGGGTATCATATTCTGCCTCATCATCGGGGTCTATATCTAAATGCTCGGTATCAGGTTCCTGGTTTTGTGTTTCTTCGGACATGATTATATTATTAGTTAATATAGGATTTATTCATAATATTTCAAATTTTGAAAGTAAAAAATATTAGAATAAAAATTATTATCTATTGTAGATGTTTTTTTGTGAAAAATGTCATTATTTGTACAATGTGGCCAAAGATATTCGTTCCAGACAAGTGGGCGGGCGCGTGAATAATGCCCTTAACAGACTTTTTGAGAAATTTCAACTAAACGAGCCTTTTCAGGAGGAAGATCTGCAGGGTCTTCGGTCGGCCGATCTATTAAATGATGAACGTTTTGAAAATCTAAACAAAAAAGATCAGAAGAAAATGATGGTACTAATTAAAAATGTCAGTAAATATTTTTTTCAGGATGATCCGGAGGAGGAGATAGGGAGCAATGTAGCCTATTTTGTTTGTAAATTTTGCCGTAACTATCGCAAAATCGAACCTGGTACCATTATTTATGCACGCTATTATGGGACGGCACGCTCTGATGATCTCGAAGATTATAGTTATGCCGCAAATGATCCATCCTTGGCCAGAACACGGCTTTACATCTGTCCCAATCCGGAATGTCCCACACATAAAAATCCTAATTTAAGGGAGGCTGCACTAACCAAAAATGATCGTGAACAGATTATTTACATTTGTACGGTCTGCCAATTTTATTGGAGCGCTAGCTAATAGATAGCATGATAACAACGCTTTTAGAAAACAGACTATAATCTGGCATCTAACGAATACCTAAAATGCAATTTTTGGCCATTTTCTAATCAGTCTAGATGTCTAGATGGTGAACATTATTCCAAGCTTGATTATTATCTACTAACCTTTAATTATTTCCTTTAATTAATTAAAGGAACATCAAAACCAATGGACAGATCTTGTTGTAACTTATCGTAATTTGTTATAAACTCATTATAATTATTATAATGAGCTGATTTTGTAATTAAGAAATCTTGGCCAATTTGTTTACAAAAATAGACCAATTAATTAATTAATTAATTAATTAATCCGACTATCGAAAGGAAATATGAAGGCAGATCATATGTTTAAAAAGTTGATTTAAACATAATATAAAATCGATTATCTTATTGTTAGTTAGCAATGTTGCTCACCAACAATACGCATCAGAATGCTTTGGAGAGACTCTATCTATTTATGAAACGTTTCCGTAATGAGACAAAACGGCGCAAGGGTCAGAATTTGGTCTGGACACATACTATGACCTATGAGCCTTATGGTTCATACAATATACCCGAGGAGCATTATGATGAATTTTTGCAACTTTATGAGGATGCCATCATACAGGGGTATCATCCTCATATAACCGAAAAACATAGAGAGATTGGACCCATTGTAATTGATATAGATTTTGTCCAAAATATACCCGACAGGCAATATCTAGAGGAGCATATCATACATATTGTTCAATGTTATCATCAGGTAGTCCGTAGATATTTGGCGGTCTGGGGATACCAGCTGACCGTATATATTTTGGAGAAGGATGCACCTAGCCTACGTAACGGTAAATATCATGATGGTATACATTTGGTCTATCCTTTAATTTGTACACGTCCAGATTTGCAGATGCTTTTACGCCAACGATTTATTGAGATAGCCCAACAGGAGAAGTTGTTGGAGAATCTACGGTTGGAAAACAGATGGGAGGAAATTTTTGATAAAAGTGTAATTTATGCTACCGGGTGGATGATGTACGGTTCTTGTAAGAATACACATGCCAGTGTTTATCGTTTGACCCATATATATATGACATTTAATGGTCGGCTTCACGATATTTTTATAGATCCGAAAGAATTAGATACTCCTAGATGGGTGGGACATTTAGTACGGACGCTCAGTTGCCGTAAGTTTATGGATCCTGGTAGGATAACACCTTTGGCGAAACATCTAACATTTCAACAGGTGGAGCGTGAGATAGACGAGCTGCGTGGTAGAATGGTGGAATCTGTGGGGAACGAGCAGGCCCTCAATTGTTTGATGGGCCAAGAGGCACGGGTTGTTAGGACGACTACCAATGATCAGCTGGCCGAGGCACGTGCCCTGGTCCGATTTTTTTCGCGCGAGAGGGCTACAAACTATCATACATGGTATCAGGTGGGCCACTGTCTCCATAACATTGACGACCGTTTGCTCGAGGACTGGGTCCAATTTAGCCAGAAATGTCCGGAAAAGTTTAAGCCGGGGGAATGTGCCCGTTTGTGGGCACGTATGAAGTCTTGTAACTATACCATGGCAAGTCTTCATTATTTTGCCGCCCAGGACAGTCCCGAAGAGTATCGAAAATGGCGACAAGAAAGGCTGGAACGTTTGTTGAACGAGGGTATTGATGCAAGCCACCATAATATTGCTAAATTGGTTATTGAGAGGCATAAATTTATGTTTAAATGTGCCTCTATTAAGCATGGTGTATGGTACCAATTTCGTAAGCATCGTTGGCATGAAGTGGATAGTGCCTATACCTTACGTATATTGATATCCCAGGAACTAACGACCGAGTATGCCCGTTTACAAAAGGATTTTTATGACCGGTCCAACACTCTAACAGGTAGGGAGCGGGATAAATGTATAGACGATGCTACTTATATTTCTAAGGTGATCCAGAAGCTTAATAACTTTAACTTTAAGAATGGAGTTGTAAGGGAGTGTGCGGACCTAGCCTATGATCCTATTTTCCTTAAGAATTTGGACGAAAATATCTATCTCTTAGGTTTTGAGAACGGGGTCTATGATCTGGAGGCAGATATTTTCCGGGAGGGTTGTCCGGACGATTGTATCAGTATGTCCACAGGGTATGATTACATTCCCTACCAGCCCGATGACGAGGTTGCCCAGAATATTAAGGATTTTTTTGCAAAAATTCAACCAGACAAAGAGATGCGTGAATATCTCTTAACCCTTTTGAGCACCTGTTTGGCCGGCTCGATAGCCGAGGAGAGTATTTATGTTTTTACGGGTTCAGGTGCCAATGGTAAAAGTAAGCTCATGGAGCTCTTAAAATATACATTAGGCGACTATTATAAGCCGACGGACGTACGTGTCCTGACCGAGAGGAGAGGTAGTGCATCGGCCGCCTCACCGGAGATCGCCGATAAAAAGGGAGTACGTGCCAGTCCATTTGACGAGCCACGTGCTAATGATGAGATCAATGCTAGTTTTATGAAACTCTTTACCGGTGGTGACCTTATTATGGCACGTGCACTTTTTAAGGATCCCATCTATTTTAGGCCACAGTTTAAACCTTTTTTGCTCTGTAACAACCTGCCCAACATCCGCGCCGACGATGATGGTACTTGGAGACGTATCAAAGTAGTTCCTTTCTTGAGCAAATTCATTAAACCTTCCGAGGCCACCGAAAAAATACTCCGCGAGGGACTGCCCAAGGATCATTTTTGGGCGGACGTACGACTTTCCGAAAAATTACCCGAATGGCGTCAGGTATTCATGGGAATGCTCATCCAATACTATCGTAAATATAAACGTGAAGGTTTGGTACACCCTAAATTGGTTCTGGAGTATACCATGGAATATCGTAAACGGTGTGATATTTTCCAAGATTTCTTGGGTGAATATGTGGAAAAAAGTCAGCAGGAGTCCGATACTATTACGGTAACATGCCTACATGAAGGTATGCGTACCTGGTATCGTTCCAATTATGATGGAAAGTGTCCCAGTACCAAAGAGTTGCGCAACTATCTGGCACAGAGGTTCCCGACATTTAATAAAAGGACGGATATGCTTACATTCTACCGTCTTAGAACACAGGATGATACAATAGATAAAATAGCTACTATTAACTAGTAGTAACTACCAGTTAATAGGATAACCGTAGGATCTATAATTCTGATGTTCGAATATAAAGAGTCCCGAACAAGGGGGTCCACCAAAGGGGATGGTAGCCTTGACGGGAATTATCTCTTCGTTAATATTCCTTCTATATCCATTATGATAACCAGTTTTAGTATCGACCATAATTGGTCGATCTATCTGATTGTATGGATTATTGTATGAATTACCATAATTACTATGGTTTACTTTTCGGGACATTCTAGTAGAATGTAGACTACCATTAATGGGATTTAGAGAAAATATAAAAATCAATTTTAAGGGTATATTAATGGTACTATATTTTTTACTTTCTCAAAATGGAAAAGAACACAAATTTAGCGATTTGGAAAAAGTAGCCGCCTACTTATATCCACTAATATACCAAAAGATAGATCTAACCGATGTCGTCATAATCTTATACTATGATGGAATACCAGTAGAACAATTACAAATCTGGTTTGAGGACCATTTATATTTTTATAATCAGGATAACATGATTTCGGCACGTATACTCAACCCTAAATTTGCTATCTTTGACAAAGTACTCTCCGAACATAATATGATCACACAAATAAACAATGCTTGTACGCAAACGAATGACAAATGTATGCAAATGAAAATTATGAAAGGAGTTCCAAAGGACACAAAGGACACAAAGAACACAAAGAACACAAAGAACACAACGGAAGGAGTTCCTGAGGACACAACGGAAGGAGTTCCTGAGGACACAACGGAAGGAGTTCCTGAGGACACAACGGAAGGAGTTCCTGAGGACACGACGGAAGGAGTTCCTGAGGACACGAATGATCTAAAATATCAATCCATCCAAAAATTTAGATATGATAAGAATATTTATTTTCATATTATGGACGATCTTGTCCGAGAACAGATTAAAGACGAGGATATAAATCCGCAATTTTCTGCTAAATATGAGCTGTTCCGTATATTAGACATACGCGGTCAGCTTCATCGGGACGATCGGAATATTAGAAAAGAATGGGAACTTTTTAAGGATCTTCTGGATCATGTTGATAATATTTCCAACTGATTCTTATTATATCTTGATGAAAACATATGGCCCAAATATATTTTTTTAACATTAATACGTTTGTACAGATCAATGGGATTATGTCGATGGAATTTTTCTGCATCATGCGTTAATAATTCTACATATTGATATTCTCTCATCATATGTTTGATCACAAATATAATTGTTTTTAAGGATAGATCAATATTATTGATAATGTTTTTTTCCGGCCGAATTTTTTCATCATATATATATTTGATAAAATAAATTAATGATTCAACATCATGTTTGAGCAAAGAATGAACATAATGGTGATTTTTACATGTCGGATGTTCATAACGATTGTAAAATTTTTTACAATGGATATATTTGGGGCAAAACATATAAGTGGATCTCATAATATAAGGTTTTTTCTCAATGATGTAGGGTATTAATGGTTGCCCGATCTTCTGGGCGAGCATTTTGGCCACATTAGCTATCCATTTTAGGGCATTGATTATCCAAAGTATTTTTGTAGGGGTCAGTCCGTGAACATCATCGGTTGGCCGACAATCATTCTGGGTGGCAGAAAACTGTTGGTTGTCCTGAAATATTATATTTGGTAATTGGGAGGACGAATTATCATCCTGAACATTTTGTCTGTTAGTATAAACGAGCATTTCATCCAGACTCGTCCGTATGAGTGATTCGCAAAGTGAGGCTACACAATATTGATATTCTAAAGCAACTGATGTCTCTAAATTTTCAATAGGTTTTTTAATAATATCTTCTAAGTATTCAATAGTTTCGTCCATATTAAACTATGATAGGTATATTTTATATTTGGTGTTATTAGTTATGAATATTAGAAAATAGGATATCAACAATCAAAAGATTCTAATATCTATTGATTGTTGTTCATGGTAAAAATTATGTTCGAAGTATTTTTTCATTAGATGTTTTTAGATAGTTCCATTTTTGTACAAAAGTGTTAGGATTGGTACGCCAGTCTCCTTCTAGTTGTAGAACATCCATATAAAGATAAATATAAATTAATTTATGGTTGTTAATCCATTGGGGGAAATGATAGGTTCCAATATTTTGACATGCGTGAAAAAAATTGAGGAATTGTTCCCGATTGATAAAAATAAATGGTAGTCCATTTTCAAGGACACAAAAACTCCAAAGAAAAAATTCTTCTAGCTTATAAAAATATTTTGGTACATGTATTTTTAATTTTTGTAAGTTTGAAATATATTCTAATATTTTTTGTAGGTTCATATTTTCCCCACCATATATGGTTTTTTTTAGATCAGTATGCTGATAGATAGAGGCAACAAGTTGTTCCGGTAAGAAATTATAGATGAGTTTAAATTGTGAAAATTTGATGGGATAATAGTCAATGTATTGGGATTCAATAAGGGTATTTTTCCAAATATTATTAGGATTAGGATTTAGTCTGAGATAATTTTCATGGACTAATAGGGCGGCCATTAGAGTAGATGGATAATATTTATGGAAAAGTTGTCCTATGGAAAAGTATTTATCTATGCCACGAAAGTATCCACAATGGAGGCGATAAGGATGTTCATGGGAGAGATAGAATAATAGTTCATAGATCTGCATTAGATCTATGGGATAAATAATGATAATAATCCCATGAAGTTCTGACTGGACAAGAGTGGACAGTTGGTCCAAATAGTTATCATATTTCCCATTAGATGGATAATGTCCTGTGATGATCATTTGGGGTATTGGTTCGTTCAGTTGGGAATAATATTGAAAGTCTTCTGGTCCGCGTTTAGCAATTTTTATATAGTCTAATTTTTCGGAAACATCTGGTGTGTCCAAATTATCTGAAGCAGTCACACGTACATGTATTAATATTCTTTTAAGGACCCCCGAAAGAAGTCCCAGGCCGGCAAATATTTCTTCAATATAATTTATATTATAAACTTGGACCAATTCTGCAACCACCCGGAAAAAATCATTACCAGGTAGCCAGTTTAGGGTAGAATTACGATGAGTATTCTCCTGACTTTTCCCATCAATATTGTAAAGATTAAAATTCCCTGTTAATAGCCTATAAATACGTTTATCTTCCGGACTTATAGAAATATAGGTTTCGAGCTCATCTTGTTCTATTTGGGTTATCATTTTATGTATTTCTTGATAGCAAGCTCCACCCGTTGCATAGTAGTCTACTATTGATTTGCGATTTCCTAAGAGTAATTTTACCAATTCCATAAATCTACCAAGAATTTTAAATTTATACCATTAAAAGGATAAAACCACATGATTAATCCTTTTAAAAAATTGAAAAAATAAATAATTTTTAAATAGAGAATGAAAGTGATTCATATGTCTAAAACAAATACTTCTAAAAAAATAGATTTTTTTACTTTTCTTAATGATAGTAATATTGATAAAAAAATATATGATCCAGAATTCCAAAAGCAATTAATCGAGCAATGTGCCCTAGAACCATTTCCAGAATATACAGGTGAGAATGCCTACCGAAAATATAAGGAATACTACTATAAAATTTTAACTACCAGCGTTCTACTAGAACATTTTCGCGAAATGGCCTTCAATAAGCTTAAGGAACTTAATGAACATATAAAAAATGATAAAGATACTGTACAAAATTCTTTTGTAGATGATGAGGATGATGAACCTCATGGGAACAAAGGGAAAAAAAAGGTAAAAATAGAAAATGAAAAAAATAAAAAAAAGAAAAAATCAGAATCTGATGCATCTAACGATGATGATGAAGATGCAAACGAGGATGAAGTTGATGATGAGGATGAAGTTGTAGATGAGGACGATGTTGAAGATGATGATAATGAGGATGATCAGGTTGAGGAAGAGAATGAAGATTATGAAGATGAAGAGTCAGATGAACATAATAAAAGGAAAAAAGGTAAAAGATAAATATTGGAATGCTTTATAAAATAGATATTAATGATATAACTGCTAGTAATATTCTTATTAAAAAGAAAAAAAAGGAATCTAAAATATCGAAAAAACAAACTAAATTAGAATACAAAATTAATAATAATAATAGTCCTAAGATTAATCATAATAATAGTCCTAAGATTAATCATAAGATTGATAAATCTTAAAAAGATGTAATAATATTTTATCGGGCGGATCTGTTAGATGTTCGATAAAATATTGGGGATGTGATTGATAGTAGTCCAGAATAAATTTCATAACGTAGGATTTTTTAGAAATATTTTCTGTATGTTTTAATTTATGGGCACTTACGCGTAGGGCATAAAGAATGTTACGTTTGATATTCTTGCGACTATTAGGACGTCTTTGTCGGCTGATATGGACAAGTGCCATGACAAAATAGAGATTAGCCCCATAAGTACGGAAATCTTTGACGGTAAATAATTTTCCTAGATTTTTTTGTAAATATGCATTCAGATCACGATCCGTAATATTTTTAATCTTAATCTGTCCTATGTGTCCATTGTATCCAATGGGAACCTCCTGAATATAGCGAAAAAGGTGATCATTTTTATTTTTACAAAGTCGGAGTAGCATTTTAATGTTTTCTACATAGAAAGGATTTCGAATAACAAAACGTAATCTTTTGCCACTTTTTCCACGAAAGTCAAGGTAGGCTGTACCATGGTCGATTTTAACATGTCGACAGCGTAGGCTAGAGATACCATAGGAACGATTTTTTCGGGCATAAACTTCTTTGCCCACACGTAATTGATAATCGCGTACGAGCTGTAGCATCAGGGCGATCACCCGTTTTTGATGATAGATGGGTAGTTGATTGTCTTTTTGGAATATTTGGTTTAGCCTGGGGACTTGGAGGGCAAACTGATAAATTCTAAGAAATTTACGTTTTTCGGCCTTTTGTATATGGGTCTGATGGTAGATATACTGTTTTCGACCCTTAGAATCAAATCCAATTGCCTGGATGGATGCATAAGGGTCCCAGGCTACCTGAACATTGGTCCAGTTCGGGGGAATATGTAGTTTTTTGATACGTTCCTGAAGTTCTGGAGATAAATTTTGAAAATACTTTGGATCATATGGAAAAAAACCGTCCTGATTCTCCATCTAATTATAGGTTATAATTATAGAAAATGCTTGATCCAATAATAACAATGTGTAAATTGGCACTACTCTATTTTATGCCCGAAGGTACCAAAATATCTTTAGGAGAACGGAATATTATTTTACAGGAGACCGGATATATGCAAACTATAGAAAGATTTAAGAATGGTGATATGCGATGGGATATTGCCCGGCTTTATGAACCAATTTATTTATTTGTTCAAGAATTTTTGGCCAAGGATAAGTCTGGAAGGCTGGCAGAGGACCTGCAGATCCTCTCCCAGCTATCGATCAAAGGTCTGCTTAAACTTCAAAAAACCTATCATGATGATCGTAGTATTAGTATTATCATCCAATATTTAATAAATTTAATAAAAAATGGACTACAAGGTAATCTTCAGGAAGATATTCTGATCCCAATGGATAAAGTCTCTGGTATATCCCCGAATCTTCAAATAGTACATCCAATTGTTACCCTATTGCAGAGTATCCAAAACATGGAAGAATCTCCCAAGGATATATTAGCGATCGTCCACTGCTGCGAACAAATTTTGACCAACCGTGAAGTTTAACTTTGTAGGATCCGTAAAAAATCCTCCCGGCTAACCTCTATATCCGTATCATTCCAAGTTTGGAAGGCATGATATTGTTCATTAAGTGATTTATATTTAATCATGGGATATTCATGATAAAAATTTCTAATGAGCATTTTGATTTTTTCCCTAGATTTTTCATATTTGAGATAATCTATCAACCGTTTCTTATCCAAATGGTAAACTCGGAGCAAATATTCCAATATTTCACCGTCCGTAATTTCAGGATCATTTTGTGGATACCATCGTTGACATTTTTTACAGCGGATCATTCCATTATGATCATCTTTCTGGTTATATTCATCTATAATTTTCCCATTTTTCTCATTCATTTGTTGTTATACCTATAAAAATTTAAAAAATTATACTATATATATAGATCGAATGGCCTATAATTTGGAACAGGTTATTTTTGAACAATTTATGGGAATTATGGGATATCATTGTAATGTGATAGGATTTCCCTTTGATCCTAAAGAATTTTCTTATTTTCCGAAAAGAACTAAATGTTTAAGTCTTTTGGAAATTATCTATATACCCAAAAAATGCCGTTGTCAGCATCTTCGTTTCTGTACGATAATTGATTATACTAACATATGTTTTGAAAATCTATCCACCAATAAATGGCAGCAATATTTGAACGGTCTAGTAGTTGATTTTCTAGACAATATTATGTATGAGTATGTACTTAATGTTCCCTATGTGTCCACCGGAAATACTTCAACATGTAGAGAACAGCCACTCTGGTGCCAACTACCTACGCGGACAACACAGGTTGTACGATGTCCCTGTCCGTGTCCGCCACCAAAAACACCTAATGTAAGTATCGAAATTGAACCAAAATGCGATTGTACTAATTATTGTCCCCTACCTGTGGTACCCAATTCTAACCGGATCATCCTACAATATAAGATGAACCAGCCCGAATGTTTACCTAATTTTTCTGGGCAATCGTTATGCTGTTCAAATACATCCTGTAGTAGTATCTTCAATACACCTTGCGGTGGTATCCTCAATACACCTTGCGGTGGTATCCTCAATACACCTTGCGGTGGTATCCTCAATACACCTTGCGGTGGTATTCTCAATACACCTTGCGGTGGTATTCTCAATACACCTTGCGGTGGTATTCCCAATACGCCTTGCGCTGGTATCCCCAATATCCCTATCGTAAGTGCACAGTCCGGACTATCTACAGGTGTACCGAGTGATCCAACTAATAGTAAACCTTCTGGTTTGTCGCCAAACATACCGAATATTCCATCTAATATACCGTCCCCA